AACCACACCTGTAGGGTCAATAAGACCATCTACAGTTAACTTTCCGGTGAAATGCGCATTAGGTGAATTCAGTGTGTTCGTTGACGTATTGTAATTCAGTGTGCTTATAGTCTGTAATCCTTCTCTACCCTTACCAAAGATAATAGTGCCATCCTCAAAGAATCGCTGTCCTGTGCCGCCGTGAGCCACGTTGACCTTTTGTTTAGTTCCGAAACTTCTGTATATGCCATCGCTGATCTGTTGGAAGTTCCAATCACCTGTCATAGAGACTGATCCGCTAACGTGTATCTCGCTGGCAGTAGTCTCGTCTGTCTGCGATGTGTCCTTGGCGTATAACTTTCCCCTTACATCTAAATCATGACAAGTAAGAACACTGTCCCTTGTCATGAAGCAAACATAACTATTATCGTTAATAACTAACCTGTGATATCTAGGATTGAAGTAAGAAGTAGCAGGGCCATAACTTGTCTCACTAGAGGTAGGGATAGTCACATCAGCATCCTTCGGTGTTATCTCCAATGTGCTGTAGCCCCAATCAAATGTGTCTGATGCTATGGATATAGCGCCTGTTATCTCAAACACCTTTTCGTAATCTATCGCATTCTTCCTAAAATTGCTGCTGACTATGACAGGATGTAGTTTGTCATCTGTCCCTGTGAGCGTTAGGTCTGCCATTTTTACTCTATCGAAATTAGAGAAGTTTCCTACGCCTTCATCTGTTATAACTATAGTGTTAAAATTATTAGGTGCCAACACAGTATTAGTTCCGTTCATTTTTATATTGGGATAAACACCGTTGATAAGCCCTAGAGTCTTGTTGGATATCTGAAACTCAAAAGTAGTAAAGTCTATTGAGTCTTGATCGAAGAACATACCAAAGAAAGAATCTATCGAAGCATCACCACTACCGGAATGCTGCCCGGAATCAAATTGAACACCGTAGTAGATATCTGTGACATCTACGCTTTGTAAGGTAGCGTTGCTGAACACAAAAGTAAGGGCAGCGTTGATGTTCATCCTTCCGCCTATTGCCGCAAATATACCCGCAACATTTGTTGGGCCGCCACCCTCTACACCTGTAAGAGTTATGGAAGTCGTGCTTGCGTTTGTTAGATACTTTGTAAACGTGGATAGTATTTGTATTCCCGCAATAGAATATCCATTTATTGAATTTAAATCGAAGGAGTTCCCTGCATCTGAGGCGTTGTTAAATGTAAGAACGGCTGTGCCGTCATTAGGTGGCGCAGATCCACCGGACCAATTTGCCGCTACAGTCCCATCGGTGCTAGAAGATCCGTCCCAAACGAAATACGCCAATCATATCACCTAGTTCTCAGAATCCAAAGAACCGGCTAATGCTGCTGGCGTAGTGCCGCTTATGCGTGATGCAGTCTTCTTAACTACAAACCCACTTGCACCTGCTTCCTCTATCAATCCCAATGCTTCTTCTGCTGCCGCTTCAAATGAGGATAATTGTCTATTGAATCTGATATCGGAAACACCCTGTTCCTTCTCGGGAACAACCGCAGGTATGGTGTCTATCAATACCCTAAGACAGTCTACACAAACTAGAAACTTAATCGCAGATTCTTTGAGCGTATCGGTAGGTGCGTTTTCTGTCACCCCAAATAAACCCGAAACCCTTGCTTTCTTGTTTACTTCTGCGGTTCTTATAGTGATATATTCGGTGATAGTCCCGTTGTTCAAACCTCTAGGTCTGTTTAGAAGATCACGGATGTTATCAGTTGTGACTGCCATCTCCATACCTCTCCGAATAGTCTGATGGAACATCAAAGAAAATAGTGTCTTGTGAAGGTTCCGGGGTGCGATCCATAACAAGCAAGATTCTTGATTCTATCATGTCATGTGCCATCGCACTGTTAGGAATCCAATATGTTTCCTTTTTGCTAGAAAGCAAAGATACAGGGTGATGCCCATACCTAGATGTTCCCCTAAGAAGTCTAACAACGTAGCCGTCGCCGGGAAGCCAATGGTCAAGCCTATGCTGCATATCGTCAACTGAAGCAGACTTAGGAATAGGTATTCCTTGCTTCTTCAACTTACTCGCTAACTTCGCCTTCGTCGGCTTTTTCTTCTGCTGGCTCATCCTTCTTCACCTTCTTCACACTTCGCTTCTTAGGGGCTTCCACAGGAAGTTTATCGCAGTTTCTTACGATCCACCTTTTGATTTTATAATCAGATGATACGTTTAACAATACTTCGGGCAACTCGTCGGGGCAAACCCGGCCTAGTTCAGCGCAGTATTGTGCTAGTAGATCCATCTAATCACCTTATGCTTCGTAAGCATAGGCGTAAACGTATATCTTCAATGCAGGGACATCGCTGCCGCCGCCATCGGTCACTGTGACCTTTAGCGTCCCACCAGCAGCGACATCGTAGTAAGCATCATCGACTTCGCCTATTCTCACAATGTCTTTGTCTCCGGCTGATGCGATAGATACTGAATCACTTATAGCATCTGATCCATTCAGAATTTGAAAAGCATCCGATGATGTTCCAGCACCCTTCAGTATAACGTGTGCATCATAGACTCTAATGGCACGAGAGACAACTACGGATTCACTCTCCGTAGCGCCTCCCGCAGTCTCAAAGCAGTAGACCAACGGTATAAGACCGCTACCGGGGGCGACTGATCCCGCCTTTGGCATAACTCCCGAGAGGAAGTTTTGGAATTTTCGGTTAATTGCCATTAGCAATCACCCCGCTTAAGCCCTTACGCCTGTTATCTTACAAATCCTGTTGCTCTTTCCGGAAGCAGCGCCATCTTGGTGTTCGTGGATAACGCTACCCATGAATCCGGTTAGGAGCCAATCGAAGCCCACACCGGGTAGTCTCGTCAACTCAGTCTCTTGGAATCCGGGTCCGTTGTAGGTAAAGAATTCAGCAGTCTGAGCGCCGGGTATTAGTAGTAGAGCATCGTTGCCAAGGGCAGACGAAGATCCGTAGTCACGAGAGTAGTAGACTTGGAGCCTTGCGATGCGGCCAAGGTGGTCGCTCAAGGACTCGACTACGTTCCCGAATAGTTGCGTGTTTAGCATAGCACTTCTCTTGTCTGCTGGAAGGATTAGAGCGAGTGGCTCATCACCGGAAACCTTTGCGTTAGCAAAGATTAAGTCCATAGCAGCAAGGATGTCTGCTTCCTCATCAGCAGCAGCAGCGCCGAAGGTAGCGGTAGCAGCCTGTGTCTGCCCTGCTCCGGCGTGTAGTGCGGATAGGATGTGGTTGTCAATCGTGTCAGCACGAGCCTGTATGATACCCAACTGCTGCCTGTCGATGTTCTCAAAAGTCTCGCCTCGTAGCCTTACTGAGTCGAGGAAAGTGCATCGGCCTTGACCTTTCTGCAACTGAACCGAGTAGTTCTCAGTTCCGATCTTGGTTGGGTCAACGATAGCGTTGTCATCTAGTGGGTATGAGAAAGTCCCTCCGGCACCCGTATACCACTTGAAGTCCATCCAAGGGACGGATCTTACTCCAACAACTTGAGTTCCAACAGCGATTGTGTTGGACTGTAGTTGAATGAAGTCTCTTAGGGTTTGCTCAAGGACTTGATCGCCTGATCCGAAAGGACCGGCTGCGGCTTCTACGTTTAGTATTTGTTCTAGCGTTTGTGTCATCTTCATCATCTCCTTAAATTATTCTCCGCCCAATCAGGCTATTGCTGCCCCCGCAGTCATAACAGGGATCATTGTTCCAGCAGCGACAGATGCAGCACCCTCGCCAACGTAAAGTCCGAGTTTCTTGTTGGAACCGGCTGTTGCGGTTGCTTGACCGGATGCACCGACGTAAACAGTCACTCCGGTTGTGTAGGTCTGTGAACCGGCAGACTGAACCATAAGGACTCCGCCGAGTGGGTAGTATGATACTAGAGCGCCAGCAGAAGTCTGAAGGTTCCCATCGACATCTCTTGTCGAGTCACCAGCAGACACACCGATGCAGATATCCGTTGCGTCGGTTGTCTCTACAGTGTTCGTAGTCCCATCGTTTACCAATAGTATTCCGGGTCCACTTACTGTCTCGCCTGTCTTTAGTGTTGCGTTTCTTGGGTCTGCGCCTTCTCCATACATCTTCAAATCATCTCCTTAATATCGTTAAAGGAAGGTGCTTTCATCTCTTTCTCGGATGGTGCTAGGGTAGCGTTCCATGCTTTTGCCCAAGCGTTCCATGCCTTTCCGTAAACTTCACGGTCAGTCTCGATGATCTTTCCGTTTAGGTAGTTAGCCACGACGGGCCTCTCTTCCTCTCCGGGGGTTGGGATCACTGAAGCGACAGCAGGTGCTTCCGCTACAGGTGCCATCTCAACAGGAGTAGGCTCCGGGTGAGACTCGGCCCACGATGCAATCAAGCCCCTAAGTGTCTCAGTGCCAAGGTCTTCGTGACCCTTCATTCCAAGTTCAGATGCCTCAGTGACTAAGGCAAGTCTTTCTTCCTCGGAGCGAGCATCCTCGGCTGCTTCATACTCAGCGACCCGGCTGTTTGCTAGGACGAGAGATGCTTTTAGATCCTCCATTTCCTGTGCTAGAGCAGCCATATCATTCTCAATGTCTGTTTTTGTTTCTTCACTCATGGTATTCACCGTTAAGTTCTGTCCCTCGTCAGATGTTGAGTGATACTTAAATGTTGACGCAATTTTTACTCTCTTCACACTTTCTATGTTTGCCTCTTGATAAGCGGGTTTATGGACTATAGCGAGATGGTCAAACGTAAAATCATTGTCGAAAATCATGCCATCCTCATCTGCTTTGATCGGGACACCGGACCCTCCTATACTGACTCCGTAGCCCTTCCTCAACCAAAGACCTGACTCCAAAGCCTCAAACAACTCAGCACGAACAATATGAGCGGAATATCTGACGACATACCCATTGTCCCTGCTTTCATAGGAAGCCTCGGTTATGTAGCCAACTACTGCCTCATCCACATCACCTAGCATATTTCTTGTGAAGCCACCGTTGCTCAAAGCCTTGGGATGATTCAATGTCACATCGGCACCGACCATCTGCTCGGCTACGCCTTCTGCCCCGGATGCTGTCAATGACCACTTGTTCTTGTTCATTCCTTCGTGGAATGCTATACCTTTTATTTCGATAATAGTTTCTCCGGTAGAAGCCTGTATTACGCTGACGACATCATCTATGTCTAGGTCTAGTGTCACAGCAACCTTCTGACATCGACCATCCTTCATTTCCTCTCCCGGTGGGCATGATCCGTGGTAGGATGCTTCCTCGTCTTCTTCATGATGATAAGCCTCCTTTTTCTTTTTCTTCATGTCATGGTAGCCTTCTACTTCCTCCCTTTGCTCGACATCCATACCATCGTTCTTTTCCATGTATTCTTGATGGGTCTTGCATGGCATAAACACAGTTTTGCCGTCTTCCTCATGGGAGTGAATCTCATCGCAGCCCATCTGCTTTGCTCTTTCCATAGCCTCGCCGGGATTATCGAATACATCCCTGCGTATCATCTCGGCTTCTAAATTCTCTATTTCATCTATTTCTTCTGCATCAAAACTATCCATACAACCACATCCACACGGACTACTGTAGGAAGCCTTCTTGCTTTTCCTCGGATGTCCGGACGGGAGTAGGTCGTTGTCTTGTGTGTATTTTGAATTGGCAGGTCTGCCCCTTCTAACTAATGTAAGGAATGCGTTTACCCTTGCCATAGACCATGCGGCCCTGCTTACTCCGGGCCTGTGCGAAGTAGAATAAGCACCTGCGCCTCGACGGTAAACTGCTTTGAGCATACCGAGCGTCACTTTGCGATCAGACTTCTCATTATGTTTCCTTACTTTTTCTTTTAGGCTGTTAGTGACTGACTGTGAGAAAGTGACCTTGCCACCGGGCCTTGCAGATCCCGGTCTGTTTCTCTTTGATCCCCTTCTCCTGTCTTTGGGGGGAGCGGGTGTGCTTCGTGGATCGTGTCTGCTCGCTGTATGTGAATCATTCTTGTCGAACCACTTTTGGAATTCCTCATCGTTTGGTCCGGGGAAATACATCGGTGTCCCGTCAGCCATGCGCTCCATGTAGGTTGCTCCTTCAAACCCAATCTGCCGGGACTTCTTTTCAGCACCCTCCCTTGTTGAATAAATGTAATCCTCCATTCCGGCCTCTACCCTTCTCCCACTTTCCCACTGTCTACATGACCAATAACGTGCTTTGTATTTTGGTCCGGGGTTATCGCAGTTGTGTCGTGATCTGAAGTTTCTTCTTCTCTCGGGATCATCACGCTTGATCTCCATGTTTGGATCACCGAACCTTACGAGAACAACATTGTTGTTTTCGTTCATCGTGTAAACTCCAAACTTCTTACTTGCGCCGGGTGTGCGGAATGGTTTGTTGAGTGTGACTTTGCGGCCTTGATACTCGGCTGCGGCAACTCCTACCTCGCCCCAATCCTCGTAGGCTACTTGCTCACCGCCACATCCACAGCCACAGGACATGGGTGCCTGATTCAACAAGTGTTTTATTATCTTTATTACTCGTCTGCATATTTCATACAGACTGCAAATCTTTGTTCTCTACCGGGAAACTGCCGCCTCATCTTGTCATCTGACATACATCTGTTCATGAAAGCGGCCCGGTTCTCGTCGGATCTTCTCGTAGGCATAGTATCACAGATTGCTTATGTCGTAATCCGCCCAAGCATCTTCAGCGTCTTGGACGTTTGAATGATTGTTAGGTAGATCCCTAAGAAACTGCCTGTATGCTCTTTGTGCATCAGTAGTGGTTCTATCGGGCATGACCCACCAATCTGTCTGCGCTAATTCTTTTTCCCTTCCCCATTTCAAAGCCTCCCAAGTGTCATAGACCCATGCTCTACCGATGTCTATCTCAACACCGTCGCTAATCATCTTGGTTGTTCTTAATGGCTTATAACTTACTTCTTCAAAACTCATTTAATCACCTCAACTGTATGTGACCTCAAAACTAACTCTTGGGACGTTAAACCCTACGTTTAGTGGCAAAGTTAATGTTCCCGCACCTATAGTTGGAGCAGACCTTGAACCATTCGTGGTTCCTGTGCTAGTGCTGCATCTCAATCCTGTGATTCTACCAAAATTGCTGTTGTTCAACAAAAGTGTGTTAGAACTGAATCCCAAAGCCTCTTGGTCAAAGTTAGGAGTTGCCCTTATATTTTTTATTAGCATATCGTGGCTTACATCTGAAGATGCAGTATCTAAGAAGTTGCCCATCCAAAACAATTCCCCGGATGTTAGTGTAGGCCCATTAGTCCATGTTCCCTCAATAACTACGTTTCCGCCGGTGGATGGTGCGGTTATAGGACATACCCCGCCATTGACGGGAGATCCTGTTGGTAGTCCGTTTGCGTCAGAAGCATACACTACCCACTTGTTATGTGTGTCATTATTGGCAGTTCCGGAGGATAACATATACAATCTAGTTTTTACAAGTGTTTCTCCACTTCCTAAGTAGGGCCACATAATAACAAATGAATTGCCGGAACCATCTACATAATTACTGCTGCTATATTGAACGGTAGACCAAGATCCTTTGTTTAAGAAGAAAGGCGCACCACCTAATGTCTTCTGATAATTTCCAGCACCGCTAACACTTTGTAAACTTGAAGATATAGGCTTGGGTGTCAAATCCGCCCTAGATGATATAGCGCCGCCACCGCCGCCGCCGGAAGCAACAAGATCAATAGTCCCATCGGAATCTTCGTATGTAGCAGTAATGTTAGTTTCTGTGTTCCCTGTAAACATGGCCCCTACTATATCTTGCACCTGTTCCGTGGAAAGTTGAGTATCGCTGGATGTTATGGTGACGGTATCTGTTCCAGCATCCGTTGTTATAGTAGTGCCACCAGCGCCAGCGAGGGTCAAGGTATCTGTCGCAGCATCAGCAACGATATCGCTTTGCCCTGAAACGGCTACTGTCTTGAAAGCCAAGGTAGCGCCACCACTTGCTTGTGCAGCGATGGCTGCTTCGGCTGCGTCGGTTATGTGTTCTGTTCCGATAATGTTTTGCATTTTACGATTTTTTGGCATAGTATCACTCCGGTATATTGTATGCGCTCCAAGCATCAGAAGCGGCGTTTGCGCTTGAATACGAAGAAGGTAAGTCCCTTAGAAACTGCCTGTAGTCTCTCCTTGCTGTAGATAGCGTCACATCTGACAAGGCCCACCAATCAGTTCTTGCTAACTCCATGTCCCTAGATGTTCTCACGTCATCCCAAGTCACGTCAAATTTAGTAGTGACTCCATCCAATGTTTCTTGTCTATGTAATACAAATGTCATTCTAATCAACCCTATACATTATGTGCAAAGTAGTGGTGCTTGTTGTCTTTGAGGATGGGTAAGCAGAAGAATAACTTGCAGCCAAAGCATCACCATCGCTATGTTCCCCCCCTTGGCCGGAACCGTTATTGATAGCAACTTGGTTAGCGTTTCCGATTGACACACTTATTTGCGACCTTGATGCTGATTGGACACCTTGTAGTTGGGAACCACCAGCCGTTGCTGCTGCTCTTGCATAAGCAGCGTAATAAAGAGTTCCTTCTGTTATGGTAGTAGAACCACCGGAGTAAGCACTGACAGTGGCATCTTGATAGCCTGTTGACGTAGTGGCTACTGATGCTGTCATTTGTAGTGCGTTAGGTGTTCTTTGGAGAGTTGTTCCGGACCCTCCTTCGGTAGCCGTGTAAATACCCAACAAGACATTAGGGCTTGATGCGTTTGCGCTTGAAACATATACTGATAACTTTGTTATTGCCACAGTTTCCGGAGCGATAAATGGGAAGAAAAATACTCTTTCTAATGTGGTTGGATGGTTTGTGTTGCTGAAACTTGGAAAACCATATGGGGTCAAGGCTGTTAGTGTCGTTCTTGGGTTTGTGCTTCCGCCGCTTCCCTGTCTAAAAACTTGAGGGGTTGGTGCAAAAGCAGAACCGCCCGAAACCGTAGTCCAAGATACTGCTCCGCTTGCTCCACCCGATGTCAAGACCTGTCCAGAAGTTCCATAGTTTGCACCTGCTATACCTATTTGACCTGCTGAACCGAATCTTAGTCTTTCAGTTCCGCCTGTTGAGAAACCTATTTGATCTGCTCCGGGGAAATACAACCCTGTATCTATGTCTGTAAGTCTTGAGATTACAGGGTTTGAAGGGGCTTGGTTTTGAGAGGCTAGGAACCTACCGCCCGTTATGAAGCCATTTGTTCCGAACCTAATGTTTCCACTAGCGCCTGTAGAAAGGGAATATGAATTATTAACGGCATTTTCTCCAATACCAACACGACCAAATTTGTTTATGACAAACGGGCTGTTATCAGGGTTGGTTTCATCCTCCACTACTAGAGCATGACCCTCTCCGTTCTGTGTTATTCTAAGCAGTGTCTCACTTGATGTTGCTTCTAACACTAC